AGGTCAAGATGATTTTAAATACATTGGTAAAAAAATGCAAGAAGGTTGGAAATTTGTTGATATGAAAGAAGTACCTGAGTTAGAACAAACATCAGTCGTGAAGATGGAGGGAAGATACTCTGGAGCAGTCTGTCGTGGAGATATTGCGTTAGGTAAAATACCTACCAAGTTATTCCAAAGTAGAAATGAGTTTTACAAGAATAAGTCTGACCAATTAATGGATGCAGTAAATAGTCAATTAATGAGAGGAAACAATTCTAGCATGCCCATTTCAAATAGTAGTAAAACCACAGTAACAAAAGGTAGACAACCTAGTTTTCAAAAATAATCCTTTTGTTACATTTTTTAACAATAAAGGAGAATGAACATGGCAAGTGTTAATAGCCCAAGAGGTTTAATCCTCGCTAAAAAAATTGGTTCAGGTTCTAATTCTACTGGTATACGTACTATTGATGTTAATGTTAGTCCAAAAGTTGCTTCTGCGTTAATACCAAATGACATCTTTACAGGAGACATTATACACATTGAATCTGCAGGAACTATTAAACCTGTAGGTGCAGGAGTTAATGTAAGAGCTGTAGGTGTTTTTCAAGGGTGTAGTTTCGTAGATTCAAATGGAGACCAACAATTCAAGAGAAGTTATACTGGTGGAGTAACTGCTACTGATGTAAAAATTCATGTAGCTAGTGACCCTAACCAAACATATTTCGTACAAGCAGACGCAACAGTAACAGCATCAGCAGGAATAGGAACTGTTCCTGTTAACTGTAACATAGCAACAGGAACTGGAAGTCATAAAACAGGTCAAAGTGCTATGGTATTAGATGCTGATACACCAGTTTTAACTCAAAGTCAATTAAGAGTTATACGTAGAGCACCTTGGGATACAGGTATTGGAGCATCAGCAGGTGTAACAGATGCGTATCCTTGGTTCGAAGTATATTTAAATAACCATAACGACAGATTTCAATCGACTTCTGTATGTTCAGCTTAGAATAGGAGATAAATTATGCCAATAAATAGAGCTAGTATTAGTAAAGAACTCCTTCCTGGACTGAATGCAGTCTTTGGAATGGAGTATGGAGAAGTTAATGATGAGCATTTACCACTATATGAAATAGAAAATTCAGATAGGTCTTTTGAAGAGGAAGTCCTCTTTACAGGATTTGGTGCTGCTCCAACAAAAAATGAAGGTGCTGCTGTAGTTTATGATGATGCAGGAGAAAGCTTTACAGCTCGTTATACAAACGAGACTATTGCTTTAGCTTTTGCAATCACAGAAGAAGCTATGGAAGATAACCTATATGATACTTTTGCTAAATTAAGAGCAAAAGGATTAGCAAGAGCTATGGCTCATACCAAGCAAGTAAAAGCTGCAAAGCTATATAACGAAGGATTTACCACAGCACAAGGTGATGGTCAACCACTATTTAGTGCAAGCCACCCAACTGTGCAAGATGGTAACCAAAGTAATATAGGCACAGCAGCAGCAATCTCAGAAGCAAGTCTAGAATCTGCTGTAATTGCAATTCAAAAGTTTAAAGATGATAGAGGAATCTTAATTGGTTCATCTGCTGTATCTTTACACATACCTGTAGACTTAATGTTTACTGCTGATGTATTATTAAATACACCAGGAATTGTAGGTAGTGCAGACAATGACATAAACTCTGTTAGAAACTTAGGAGTATTCCCAAGTGGTTATTTTACTAACAGAAGATTTACTGACACTAATGGTTACTTTATTAAAACTGATGTTCCTAATGGTTCAAAGATGTTCAATAGAACACCTTTACAAACTAAGATGGAACCAGATTTTGATACTGGTAACTTACGTTTCAAAGCCAGAGAAAGATATTCATTTGGAGTATCTGACTGGAGAGGTTGGTTTGGTAATCAAGGTGCCTAACCATTAATAATTAGGGAGGGTTGAAATATACTCTCCCTACTATAAAGGATTTAAAATGGCAACAAATATTAGAACAGTTAATAAAAGAGCAGGAGATGGAAATATTATTACTACTCCTGATAGAACAAGAATATTAGGAGTTCATTCTTATTCTACCATAGCAGGTGTAATAGCTATTGGTGACCAAACAGGTACAGTAATAACTTATGAAGTTCCTGCAAGTGCAGAATCAGATATGTACTTTGGAGAAATGGGTGTATTGTGTAGTGGAACAGTAAGTATATCTACACCAAATGCAGGTAGTGTTACTTTAATAACAGGATAACATAGTGCCTAATTATTCATTTCTTAAAACTGATATAATAAATACTATAGAAAATAATTCAACAGAGTTTGAAGAACATATTCCTTACTTTGTTGAAAAAGCTGAAGGTAGATTAGTAAAAGAACTAGATGATTCTGGTTTAGATAACTATTCTACTTTTTCATTTACAGCTTCTGACCCAGTAGTTAGTTTACCTGCTGATACATTAGTTGTAAGAAATGTAAATTATACTACAAGTGTTTCAACTACAGCAGTTCCTGCTAATTCAAAAATTAATTTATTACAAAGACCTTATGAGTATGCAATAGATTATTTTCCTTTTGCTAGTGCATCAACAGGAACTCCAAGATATTATTCAAGAAAAACTAACACACAAATTTATATTGTACCAACACCTGCATCTGCAGTATCAGGTGAGATACAATTTACACGTAGACCTTTAGCTTTAGCTAGTGCTACAGGTACAAGTGTAACAACATCAAACTATTTTAGTGAGTTTTGCTATAATGCTCTTTTTGCAGCATGTATGGTAGAAGCTACATACTTTATAAAAGATTTTCAAACACTAGCAAACTGGGAAGGTAAATATAAAAATTCAATAGATGCCTTACGTAATCAGTCTAGAAGAACAAGACAAGATGATATGCAATCAGCTAATAATCCTTCAGGTGGTCCTAATCCAGTATTACAAGGAGCACAGTAATGGCTATTAGTAGAATAAATGTAATACAACAAATTACAAAAGTAAATAATAAAAAAAAGAAAAAGAAAAATAAAAAAAGGAAAAAATAATGGTTTCAAATGTTTTAAAAAAAATATTAGAAAAAGGTGCGAAGAAAGCTGCTAAAGTTAAAGCTGCTCCTCATAAAGGTAGAGGAAGACCTAGTAAAGAAACTATGAAAAAAAGAGAAGAAGCAGCTAAAAAAGAAAAAGAAGCAGCTTCAAAAAAAATAGCTAAAGCAGAAGCAACTAAAGAAAAAAAAGTTAATATAGATTCTCCTATATCTAATAAAATAAAAAAAGGAGAAGAATATTCTGGTAGTATAAATAGTATTTTAGCTAGATTAAAAAAATTAGATGATTTAGAGAAATCAGGAAAAACTAGAATAAATATGTTTAATAAAGGTTTACAAGATAAAGCTAGAAATATAGACTCTTTAAGAAATAATGTAGCAGAGTTTATTAAAAAAAGCACTAAAAGAAAAATAACAAAAGTTCCTGTAAATCAAACTAATGTAAGTAAAGCTTTTCAAGCAATAGAAGATGAAAAAGAATCATTAAGTAAAAATTTAAAAAATTTAAGAGAGATTAGAGATAAATTAGATTTACCTGCAGGAACTAAAAGTCAGTATTTTAAAAAAGGTGGATTAATTAAACGTAAAGTAGGTGGACCAACTAAACCTAGAGGAGTTGGTGCAGCACTTAGAGGATTTAAAATGAAAGGGAGAAAATAATGCAAATCAAAACTAAAACTCTAATAGTAGGAGCTAATGCAAGAACTATTAATCAATCAACTGGTCATGATACAAGTGGTAAACCTACTGGACAAGGTTATGGTGCAGCAAGAAAAGGACCTGGAGTACGAGGACCAATCGAAGCTCAAGTTAAAGAAGAACCTAGAGAATATAAAACTCAGGGAGAATAAATAATGTCATTAAAAAAAGCAATAGAAACTGTAGTAAAACGTGGTCGTAAATCTAAAAGAGGTAGACCTAAAACTAAAAAAGAGACTGTAACAGTTACTAAGAAAAAACAAGACCCTTTTAAAATTATTAGACAAAAAGGTGAAAGCACAGCAGCTTTTAGAAAAAGAAGAAATGAAATAATTAAATTAAGAAAACAACAAGAAAAAGAAAAAGCTAAAGAGATGCGTGATAAAAAACCATCTGAAAAAGATAAAACTGAAGCTTCTATGATTAAACCTCCTTTAAAAAAAGAAATGTCTAAAGCTAGAAGAAGAAGATTAATTATACAAAGATTAATGGGAACTAATCCTAAAACAGGTGAAAGCAGAGATATAGGTAAAATGGGTTTTCCTATTTCAGAAACTATGAGAGATTTAGGTTATACTGGTAGTAGAGAAGGTGGTTTAGATTTAACTGAAGAACAACTAAAAAATATGGGTTTTCAAATTAAAAAAGCAGGTGGTGTATTAAAAGATATACCTGCAGGAAATAAAGGATTACCTAAGTTACCAACTGCTGTTAGAAATAAAATGGGTTTTAAAAAAATGGGTGGTAGAGTTCAAAAAAGAGCAGGTGGTGGAATGGCACTTAGAGGTTTTGGAGTTACAAGAAAAAAATAATGCCTAGAAAAAAAATAAAAGGTAAAGGCATGAAAGGCATGTCTATTAAAAGTGGAGATAAAAGACCCACTAAACAAGGTGCAGGATTAACAGCTAAAGGTGTAGCTAAATATAGAAAACAAAATCCTGGAAGTAAATTACAAACTGCTGTTACTGAAAAAAATCCAAGAAGTAAAAGTAGGGCAGCAAGAAGAAAGAGTTTTTGTGCTAGGTCTGCAGGACAAATGAAAAAGTTTCCTAAAGCAGCAAAAAATCCTAACTCAAGATTAAGACAAGCAAGACGCAGATGGAGGTGCTAACTGTCATATTTAATAAGCAATATTCCCCATTTTAAATGTTGGGTAAGAAA